TGTTTAAATACGACCTTAAAAGGGAACGAGAAAATGGATGAACAAGAACAAAAGTCAACCTTTAAAATAGATGACGCAAAGGATGCTTTTAATAAGCAACAAGAAAAAGTTGAGGAAACTCAAAAAACAGCAGATGAAAAAAAATCTACTGACGACAACAACTTAGATGATGTTGGAACGGAAAAGAAGAAAAAACCTAGAGCACAAAAGAGGATAGAATCGCTATCATCCGAAAAACGAGAGTTGCAAAAACGTATTGCAGAGCTAGAAGCAGAGAAAGATGGGAAAAAATCTGAATCTAACCATACAAAAGATTTAGACCCAGACGACTATGCTGACTATGATGCCTACTTAGATGCACTTGACGAACAAGATGCTGAAACTCCTAAGAAAGAAGTTAAGCCTGCTCAAAAAGTTGATTCTGATTTTCAAAAAGTTTTAGATGATATTGAGATTAAGTTTGACGATACGAGAGATAAGTACGAAGATTTTGACAATCTAGTTACTAAATCTTTGGCAGATGGTGGGCCAGCAATCTCCCAAACAATGCTAGAAACAATGAATGAGTTTGATAACGCCGGTGAAATAGCTTATGCTTTAGCAACAGATGTAACAAACTCAATACGTATTGCAAATTTGAAACCAATGAAACAAATCTTGGAAATAAACAAACTTAGTGCAAAGCTTGATAAAGAAAAAGGTGAAAAAAATAAACCACCTACTAAAAAATCAACAAATGCTCCTGAGCCAATAAACGTTCTCGGTGGTGGTGAAACACCTAGTAATACATTAGCGGAAGCTAGAAATTACTCAGATTATCAGAAGTTACGAAGCAAAGAGAATAGAGCTCGTAACGGCTGGTAATTTTAAATAAATAAAAGGATATAAAATGCCTCAAACAACAGGTGTAAATAGCGTATTATTAACGGATGACATGATTCTTAATGAGGCTATGTTTCAATATAAAAATAATTTAGTTGCTTGTAAAAGAGTATTTCGTGATTTAGAGCGTCAAATGGTAGAAGGTGTAGGTAACCAAATATCTGTAAAAAAACCGTACCGTGTTAAATCAGCAGAAGGTCGCACACTAAGCAATGCTCCATTAGTTGACCAATCAACTACACTACTTATTAATCGTCAAAGAAATGTTGGTTTACCATACACAATTCAAGATAAGACGCTTTCAATTGAAGCATTCTCTGAAAGATATATCAAACCTGCTGTTGGTGAGATAGCTACGCTTATCGATAAGTCTGTTTTAGATGCTGCCGAATTAGGAGCTTATTTCTTTTCTGGAACGGTTGGTAGTGCATTATCACATACTTCGTTTATGTTTGCAAAAGCACATTTGAATAGTGTTGGAATTCCTGACGATGGGAACAGAACAGGCATGTTAAATGAAATTGACGCTGCTAATATCAGTTCAGCCGTATCTGCACTATTTAATGAAGGCTTTGTTAAAGACTCTGTACAAAAAGGCTATATGGGACCGCTAAGTGGGTTTGAGATTTATGCTACTCAACTTGTTCCTACTCATACTGTTGGTGCTCATGGCGGTACTCCGTTATCAAGTGGTGGTGTAGACCAAACAGGAGCATCAATTCTTACTGATGGTTGGACTACTTCAGTTACAGGATTACTTAAAGCCGGTGATTTAATCACTTTTGCCGGAGTATATGAAATTAATCCTGTTACTTATGAGTCCACAGGTCGTTTACAGACTTTTGTTGTAACCGCTGATGTAAATTCTGATGGTAGTGGTCTTGCGACAATTCCAATTTCTCCATCTATCAATGATGGTACACTTACAACTACAGACGTTGAGGGCAATACAGTTTCTTTAGCTGCATACCAAAATGTTTCCGCTCCAATCGCTGATGGTGCTGCTGTTGTAGTATTCGGTGATGCAGGTGGTATCTATAGACAAAACTTCTTATGGCACAAAAATGCAATCGGTTTAGCTATGGTTGATTTATATCTTCCTGAATCTGCTGCTGTTGCAAAACGTGTATATGATAGTGAAAGTGGTTTAAGTCTTTCTTTGACAAAAGATTATGATATTACAAACCATAAAGAAATCACTCGACTTGACGCACTGTGGGGTGTTAAAGTAATG